GTGGTTTCTGGACTGCCAAGAAACGTTATGTTCTCAACGTGTGGGATAGTGAAGGTGTGCGTTATGCCAAACCGAAGATGAAAATCTGTGGTATGGAAACCGCTCGCTCTTCCACTCCTGCTTACTACCGCGATAAACTAGAGCAGGCATATCGTATCATCGTAACCAAAACGAATGAAGATGTTCTTGACTTCATTAATGAAATCAAGGAAGACACTAAGAAGCAAAATTATCTCAACATTGCATTCCCTCGCGGGTGTAATGGTCTGAAGAAGTATCGTAGTGCTGCTGACATTTATCAGAAGGGCACACCAATTCAAGTGCGTGGTGCGTTGCTCTATAACTATTACATTCGTAAAAACAATTTGGAGCACAAGTATCCAATCATTCAGGAAGGTGAGAAGATTAAGTTCATCTATCTGAAGACACCAAATCCTATCCGCGAGAATGTTATTTCGTTCTTTCAACAACTGCCGAAGGAATTGAACCTTGACAAATACATTGACTACACGCTACAATTTGAGAAGAGTTTCTTTGAACCGCTCAAGAACGTGCTAGAATGCATTGGATGGCAAGCGGAACGTAAAGGCAGTTTAACCAGTTTTTTTAGTTGAGGTATTATGAGTTTCCTACAATCTGTTATTAAGGAGTTAGATAATGAGTTTGCAAGTGTGGCGGATGACGGAATCGCAACGGGCGATTGCGACGGTTTTGTTGATACAGGGAGCTATATTCTCAATGCTCTCATTAGCGGGAGCATCTATGGGGGGTTACCCTCCAACAAAATCACCGCGCTTGCTGGAGAATCCTCTACTGGTAAAACATTCTTTGCCCTCTCTATCGTCAAACATTTCTTAAATAGTAATCCTGAAGCACAGGTAATTTATTTTGAAACGGAATCTGCTGTCTCTAAAGACATGATGGTTTCGCGTGGGATCGATGTTAAACGTGTAGGTTTGGTTCCTGTTACTACTGTTCAAGAGTTTCGCACTCAGTCTATCAAAGTTGTAGATGAGTATATGAAACTTAAGAAAGAGGATAGACCTCCGCTGCTTTTTGTGCTAGACTCTTTGGGGATGCTCTCCACCACGAAGGAGATTGACGATGCCACTGCTGGCAAGGAGACACGCGATATGACTCGCGCCCAGGTTATTAAATCGATCTTTAGGATTTTGTCACTGAAACTTGGGCAAGCTAGTATTCCTCTAATCGTTACCAACCATACATATGAAGTGGTTGGTGCCTATGTGCCAACTAAAGAGATGGGTGGTGGCACTGGTCTGAAGTATGCAGCGTCAACTATTCTCTTCCTGTCTAAGAAGAAAGAGAAAGATGGCACTGAAGTTGTAGGTAACATTATTAAAGTGAAGGCACAGAAGTCTCGCTTTACCAAAGAAAACTCAGATATCGAGACGAGGTTATTCTATGACGCACGGGGATTGGATAAGTATTATGGATTACTGGAGTTGGGTGAGAAATACGGAGTATTCCAACGTAAGGGGAATCGCGTGGTTGTTGGGGAATCTTCCGTTTATCCTTCTGTTATCCTTGCCGATCCTGAGAAGTATTTCACGCCAGAGATAATGCAAGCTTTAGATGAATGTGCCTGTAAAGAGTTTCTATATGGAGTAGTGGATGGAGAGAATTGAAACGACTATTTTACGCAACCTCCTGTGCAACGAACAGTTCTACAGGAAGGTTGTTCCTTTTGTAAAACCAGATTACTTCAATGAGATTCATGAACGTGTAATCTATGAAGAGGTCTGGAACTTCGCAAGCACCTATGAGCTGGTGCCTACGAAAGAAGTATTAACTATCAACCTTGAAGCAAGAAAAGATTTAAATGAGGAAGTATATCAAAACGCAGTTAAAACAATTGCTGAGTTGTCTACCGATCCAATTGAATATAACTGGTTGCTCGACACCACAGAGAAGTGGTGTAAAGACAGAGCAATCTACCTCGCCTTGCTTGAGTCAATCAAGGTCGCGGATGGAGGTAATCCAAAAATATCAAAGGATGCGATTCCAGCAATCCTTCAAGAGGCCCTGGCAGTATCGTTCGATGAACACGTAGGTCACGATTATCTAGAGAATAGTGTAGAACGATATGAGTTCTATCATCGTGAAGAAGATAAGATTCCATTTCACCTTGAATACTTCAATAAGATTACCAAAGGTGGTCTGCCAAACAAGACTCTTAACGTAGCTCTTTTATCTATGGGTCGCAATGTTCTCTACATAACTATGGAGATGGCAGAAGAAAAGATTGCTGAACGTATTGATGCTAACCTGTTTAACGTCAATATCAAAGACCTTGTGGATTTGCCTGAGACAATCTTCCAAAGTCGCATCAATGAACTGAAGCGTAAAACTCAGGGTCGTCTTATCATCAAAGAATATCCTACAGCATCAGCACATGTCGGTCACTTCAAATCTCTTCTTAACGAACTTCAACTCAAGAAGACGTTTAAACCAGATATCGTCTTTATCGACTATCTTAACATCTGTGCTAGTGCAAGGTATAAAGGTGCTATCGTCAATTCCTATACTTATGTTAAAGCGATTGCTGAAGAGTTACGCGGTCTTGCTGTGGAACACAATGTTCCTGTTGTCTCAGCGACGCAAACAACCCGTAGTGGTTTTGGCAATAGTGACGTGGATCTTACTGATACTTCGGAATCCTTTGGTCTACCTGCTACTGCTGACTTCATGTTTGCTCTTATATCGACGGAAGATTTGGAGAAGGATGGTAAAATTATGGTCAAGCAATTGAAGAACAGATACAATGACCCTACTGCATATAAGAGATTTTTGGTTGGGGTTGACAGAGCAAGAATGAAGCTCTATAATGTTGATAACGCTGTTGACCTATCCTCTGATAAAGAAGAGGAGTATGATTTCGAAGAGATGGCAGCACAACAAAGCAAAGATACTAAAAGCAAATTTACCAGTTTTATTTTATGACAATTGATTTTAATAAGTATGTTGAATTCGTTGGTTCTGTCACCAGCCCAGCGTCACGAGATACTGGAGAATTTATTCTTCGTATTAGTGATCTCAAATCTCAAGGTGTAGATATTCAACGTCTGATGACTGCTGCTTGTGGTATCACTGCCGAAGGCGGTGAGTTTACTGAGATTGTGAAAAAGATTGCTTTCCAAGGTAAACCTTATAACGAAGATAATGTCTTCCATATGAAGCGTGAACTTGGAGATATTCTTTGGTATATTGCTCAAGCATGTATCGCACTTGATATTTCGTTTGAAGAAATTGCTCAGATGAACTTTGAGAAACTGACTGCTCGATATCCAGAAGGAACTTTCAGTATTGAGCGAAGCGAAAAACGAGTTGCCAACGACGTATAAACTAATCGCCTCTTCTAAATAATAGAAGGGGTATTTTTTTAACTATGGCTGGATTAACTTGGGGTCAGTTTAATAGAAGAGATAGATACAAAAGCAACTGGCGTGTAGTGTATGAACGCATGAAAAATAATTTACCATTCACTCTAGTTCAAAAAAGCACGACAGATTCTGAAGATGGTATACATGTATATTTTTCTAAAGTTGCTATAAGTATCCCTGCTAAAGTTAATGGTAGATATAAGAAAGATAATATTTTTCTGGATTTAGAACCAAAAAGATTTTCTACCCTTGAAAATTTTTACCGAGAAGTTAAAAAAATTATTCCTGATAGTATGGTATCTGAAGGTGCGGGAGTTCCAATAACTTTAATATTTTTGCCATCAAGAAATTCCCCAATAAGAAATGGAACAAACACAAATCAGATATTGAAAGATTTGGATTTTGGTGGTAGACCTTTGAACGGTCAAGTTAGAAATATATTTTGGGGCAATCTAAAATATTATGTTGATAATGTAGATTCCACTTATAAGTTAAACTATCCAACCGCTACTGAAGCGGGGGAAGCAGATTTTATTAATACTTTCAATCAGGAACTGGATGCCATACTTAAAAAAACAGGATTGTCGTCTATAGATTTAATGGTTGGTAATACAACTTTTGAAAATATTGTTGGTGTTAATAAAGTAGAAGGAACAGTTAAAGCAGACCTAGCATTGGTTGCTTTAGAAAAAGGAAAGTTGAATGACGTTGGGTGGTTCTCACACAAGCAAGGTAATGTAGCATCTGATTTTCAACAATGGGGTGGTGTTACTCACTATGCTTCTGACAAACTTGGCGCTGATGAAACATTAGATAAGTTTCCTGAGATTAGAGCATTTGCAAAATATATGGCTTTTTGGTGTGGAAATGGAATGCAGTATGATTTAAAAAGTTCTAATGGAGTTGGGTTTACTGCAGTGGCAGAGATAGAAGATAACGATTTAAAAATGGAATCTGTTTACGGCAAAAATTTTGGATCTTCTAAGTATGGAGTATCAAATTGTAATGGAGTATTACAGGGTTCTCCATCTATTAAAAAAGTGGGGAACAAATATAAATTAGAAATGTCGTCACATATTGTAATGAATCCAACCGCCATGACTGGCGGGTATGAACCTGTGTTGATGCTCATAAACAAGGGAGACAGGTCGCAGTATGGGATCCCAGGTGCTAGAATAGCGGTGCAGCCACGGGCGAGCAGGAAAGCAAAGTTCATCGTGTCTAAAGATCGCAACGGAAACTATCAGATGAATCCAGCATGAGCAAGAACACTCACCTCGAACACTTAGAAGACAGCATCTTGTTTGATGGCAAAGAAGGCGCTAATGATGCGTTTGCTTTTCTTGATGCTCTTACTAAAACTTTGAGCGGAACTCAAACCAGCAATTTTAAAATCACTACTAAGTGGGATGGTGCTCCTGCTGTAATTTGTGGTGAAGATCCAGAGAACGGTCAGTTTTTTGTTGGAACTAAATCTGTTTTTAATAAGACTGAACCCAAGATTAACTACACTGATTATCATATTGAAGCAAACCATGGCAACTCTTCTGGTCTGGTAGAGAAACTTAAAGTAGCACTGGAACATTTTCCTAAGCTGGGAATCAAAGGAATCATTCAGGGAGACTTGTTGTTTACCGATGATGCTAAAGAAGAGAAGATTGATGGTGTAGATTATCTCACGTTTACTCCTAACACTATCACCTATGCTATTCCGAAAGGAACTGACGCATACAAAAAAGCAAAGCGAGCCAAGATTGGTGTAGTGTTTCACACTCGCTACGTTGGTTCTAGCATTGCAACTTCTAACGCTACGTTCGGTGTTGACATCAGTAAGTTTAATAATACTAATGATGTCTTTGTAATCAGTGCTGAGGTAGATACTCTTGGTAGTAATATGATTCTTAATGCAACCGAGAAGAGAAATCTTAATAACATGAAGAGAACTGCTCCCGCTGCTCTTCGTAATGCTGGTGCGTTCTTGGATGAGATTTCGCAACAGATTAACTCCAAAGATAATTTTAGTGTTGGAACTCGTCTTAAAACTTACTTCAACACTTATGTAAGAGAAGGTAAGCGTATCAGTAATGTTAATCGTTTTATCGATGACTTCAAGAATGCTTATCATGAAACCATGATGAAGGAAGTTAACAAAGTGAAGCAGGAGAAGACCAAGGCTGCTAAACTGAAGAAACTCTATGATGGTATCGAGTTTGTGGATTCCAACATCGCTGGATTCAAAGCAACGATTACTCTCTATGTTATTCTTCAGAATGCTAAAAATATGTTTGTGAAGAAACTGGAATCTGCTGATAGCACTCGCACGTTTCTTCGCACTGATGATGGATTCCGTGTTACTGCCCCTGAAGGATTTGTTGCTATTAAAGATGGAAATGCTACCAAGCTTGTTGATCGTCTTGAGTTTAGTTTGGCAAACTTTACTCTCGCAAAGAACTGGGTAAAGGGAAACTAAATACTAATAAAAATGTTTAAGAGAGTAGTCATTACTTTCGGTCGCTTCAATCCTCCTACCATTGGTCATGAAAAACTCATTGATGCTGTAGCAAGAATTGCTGGAACCGATGACTATAAAATCTATACCAGTCATACCAAAGACAAGAAGAAGAATCCTCTATCTTCCGAACAGAAAGTAGGATACATGAAAAAGATGTTTCCGAAACATAAAAATAATATTATGCTTGATACTGATCTGAAGACAATCATTAAAGTTCTTCAGAGTTTGCAGGGTGAATATTCGGATCTTACTCTTGTAGTTGGCAGTGATCGTGTGCAGGAAATGGATACTTTGATCCAACGTTATAATGGAACAGAGTATACATTTAGAACTCTTGAAACAAAATCTGCTGGCGAAAGAGATCCTGATGCTGACGGAGCAACTGGAATGTCTGCTAGTAAAATGAGAGAAGCAGCAACTAATGCAAACGTTGCTGAGTTTCGTAAAGGTATACCATCTACTTTAGACGATAAAGAAATGATGAAATTAATGACAGACGTTAGAGAAGGGTTGGGTATTAAATGAAATCACTTAAAGAACTGTTAGCACAATCAAAACAAAAATCTTATATGCTTGGCAATGTATTTGCTGAGGGTGATTGGATTCAAAATTCTAATGGTGAAGCGGGAAGAATTCATCGCCGTGGAGTCAATTATGTTATTGCTGTAACAGAAGAAGGTAAAATGTTTCGTGCTTGGGTGAAAGATATTAAAGAACATTGTGGGTGTGAAGATAAAAATATGACAGATAAGGAGAAAGTCAAGTCATTTATAAATAAAAATAAACGACAAAAGAACAATGACAATTGACGAGTTTTCAAAAAGTCTAATTCAAGCGGCAGTTGCTGAGTTAGATGAAGCATGGGAAAAGCCTGAGAAAGAAGAGAAGGGAGAGAAAAAGCATACTGAAGGCAAGGATGAAGAGAAAAAAGAATTAAAAAAAGAAGCAAGAGACATGCCTGGCAATCAAGAGAAGATTGATGCCAATAAGAATGGTAAAGTAGATGCTCATGATTTTGCACTTCTTCGTGCTAGAAAGGGCAAGAAGTCAGTTAAGGAAATGTGGGAGAAGGCAGCAGAGGTTCAGGAAGGTTGGGCTAAAAAAAAAGCCGTAGATGAGGGCAAGAAAGTAGAAATCGAAATCATGCCTCAGGTTGATACTCCTAACGATCCAGAACCACCTACAGGAAAGAAAGCAAAGAAAGAAGTTAAGAAAGAAGAGTTTGCTGCTGAAGGTAAGAACAAGGAAGGTAAGGAGCAAGGTGCTGACGGCAAAGCTTGCTGGAAAGGATATAAGTATGCTGGCACAGAGAATGGTAAAGACAAGTGTGTGAAGGCAGGATATGAAATGGAAGGTGGCGAAGAACTTCAAGAGAAGCGTCTTTCTGCTAAAGAAAAAGCAAAGAAAGAAAAGTTTGTTAAGGGCATGAAGAAGAAGTTCAGTTCTTTCAAGTCTAAGTAACTGCCACCTCGATGGCAAAGAAAGCAGCCTAAATAAGCCGTCATCCATTCTCGGAGGTCATCATGGGCGCAGTAGTAGCAGTAGTCAAACCACTACTTATTTCGATTGCGACTCACCCAGCGGTCAAGAATCTTGTTATTGAACTTCTAACAAAGTATGTGAAGTCAACAGATAATAGCATTGATGATGTCGTTCTTGAGTTGGTTAAAGATAAACTCTTTACACCACAAGCATGATTACTTGTTTTCTGACGAACTGGGGTGTCACAATAGTTCTTGGTTTTCTTTTATCATTATCTGAATGGTTATCAAAAACAAAAAGAACTGAAGCAAATGGTATCTTAGATTTCATTCAATTGTTTCTAAGAACCGTATTACGCAAGGGAGACCAGAAGTAAGGTCTCCTTTTTTTATAAATACTTTTTAGAATACGAATATTTTATAGAGGAAACCGATGGCAATTTTCGGAACAATCGACGCTAAAGCGTTGGCAACAAATGTAAGTGTTACCAACGGTAGCACAACTGTTACTACAACTGGTGACTTCACCAACAGAGCAACTGCTGACTTTGTTCAGAACGGTGATGTTCTTTCATTAGGTGGTGTTCAGTATACTGTTGAGTCGGTAGTTTCAGCAACATCACTCAAACTCAGAACAGCATATGCAGGTTCAACAGGAACTGTTCTTGCTGCTAATGCTATTCGCAGAACTGCACCAAAAGAAGTTGCAACTCTTCTCCTTGATGAGAATGGTCAACTAGCACACTTCCCAACAGGAACAAGTCTCATCTTCATTGATGACACTGAAGCTGCTCTAGATGAGAATAAAGTTCGTGGTCTTAAGTGGCCAGGTTGGTGGGCATATAGAACTTA